AGAACTCCATCATAAAATTCATCACGTCTTCTTCTACCTTGTTGTTCAAGTTGCAAGCCTTGTAATGCTTGTTGATAGCCCTGCTCATAATACTGCAACATATTATCAGGACCCTTTAAGTACCTAAATGCCTCTACAAGACAAGCATAAAGTAGTACTTTTGGGGCATTTGTGCTCAACCAAGTCGTTGTATTGATTGAGGACAGTCCCGTAGGTTGCTTATTCAAAGCTAATTCAATATTATAAGCTGAATTTGGAGTTGGCGCAACATATAAGGTATCTTGATCCCAATTTGCATAGTATTTTGGTTTACCTGTGCTGTCTCTGTTAGGCCAATATTCATTCATAAAACTTACGTCTTTTTGTAGTAAGTATTCTCTTACAGGTGTTGCACCTGCTGTATATATTTGAGCTGATCTTACAAATGCAGATTGCCCAATATTTATTCCAGGCATTGCTACAAAAGGGTTACCTATTGTTAAAGCTGCTACTTGATAGGATCTGAAAACATCTAAATCAGTTTCTCTAAAAAGTCTATTTTCTGCATGCTCAATAATGTCATTTACAATAATGTCTGTTAGAACATCAGACGTAGTTTCTGTGTAGTCTCTAATTTGTGTTTGTAATTCTGCAAAAGTTGTCATGTTATTACCACCTGTAGATTTCCTACGGAAACTTTCATTTCAATTTTTTTATTATCTGTAATTGGCATCATTCCTTCTGATTTAAAAATATTATTAGCAATTAAATTAATACCTAATAAAACTTTTGCGCTCACAATTTGTGGTTTTGCATTTTGTAAAGATTGAGCATCTGTTGGATGATATCTTGGATCAAGTTGAGGATGTTTAGTTTCAAACTCACTAATATGAACTGTTGATCCATTCCACTCTTTTACCATTTGTGTATATGGAAACGCTAGTCCAGATCTATCCGATATTCTTTTTGAAAATCTACCTGATGCATATTTAGCCATTAATAGCCTCCTCCAGTTGGGTAATAACCTTGCGGAGTAAGATAAACACTTGTTCTTTCACCGTCTTCATCTGCTGCTCTTTTAAACTCATCTTCATATAATAATTTTAAAGCCTGCATTCTTTCTGGTGCTTTTTTCATAGATATGTAATAAGCTAATCCTGCTACAAGACATGGAAGAAATCGAAAAGGAATCTCAGAATTATTTGTGTAATCACCAGCATCAGACATCCGAACAAGAGCGTAATATATTAGAGTGTACGCTTCATTTGCTGCAGGATATAGATATAGTGTTGGGTTTATCGTACGTTCAAAATAAAATTGAGTTGGTCTTCCGCTGGTCGTTTTGACAGTGTAGTTCCAATAAGTTGCTCTGCTTATAGCATTAACTGCGTAATCATTATTGCTTGAGTCTCTAATAATTACATCAGTTATATCTACTATTTGTTCTGGTGCATCTGCACCTGCTCCAAATAAATTAGCACCTGTTAAACTTGTTGTATTTGCTGCTAAGGCTTTTTCTTGTTTTTTAACAGTCCATAAATTTATACCTCTGTTTGCCCACTCGGCAAGCATAAGATTTAAAGAACGTTTTGCAGTCTGCAAATCATTACCAGAACGAATTTGCAAACCACATCGTTCATATGCCTCTTGACATATCTGATCTATGGTAAGATCAAAGCTAGCTGTTGATGCGTATGTTGGCATCTACTTTTTTTTCTTCATCATTCCGCCGCCTCTTTTTTTGACAGCTTTCTTTTTGCCTTTCATAGAACCGCCACGTTTCATGCCCATGCCCATAGCCATTTTCTTACGAGGTGACATCATTCCGCCACCAGCCATTTCCATCATCATGCCGCCGCCACGTTTCTTTACTGCTTTCTTTTTACCTTTAACTTTACCGCCACGTTTCATCATAGCTTGTTTCTTTTTACCCATCATACTGACCTCCGAATATTCGTTTATAGGTTTTAGCTCTGGATACCACAACGTCTTGATAGTACCCTTTTGGCCACTTATCGTAATAACCAGCCTTGTGTAGTTTATCAGAAGCTTCCTGTAATTGCGAGAACTTTTGTGCCAACATCATTGAGTAGTCAATACTATCTTCTATAATAGGGGCGCTCCCATTTGGAGTGACAAGAAACTCTTGTTCCTCTTCGTTTGCTGGGTTGTGGGGATGAAAACCCATAAAAAATATATCTTTTTTATTATACCAATTATTGTACTCATCAATTACGTCCTGAAAATCCTCTAATGAATAATTAAAATAAGGATCACAGAATATCAATAGTTCATGAACAGAAAAATCTAATTGTTTTAAATGACCATTTAATTCAGATTTATACCATTTATTTTTTCTTTTTACCCCAACAAGAACTTTATTGTTGTCCCATGTTTTTTTTGCAAAAGGACACGCTGGATATCCTCCTAAGTGTTTGTTAGGAACTTCTAAAAAAAGTTCTGACCACCTACGTACGTCTCTTTTTACGTCCTCTTCTAATGGCATCTTTACCCTTTCTAAATATACTTGCTACTTGTGATTTACCCATCACTTTTGCACGTTGTTCACCAACTGTTAAAATTTGTATTTTTCTTGCGAATGGTTTGTTAACTCTTTTAACTTTTGCAACTGTGCTTCTAGCATCAGCAGGAGTAGCAAACTTAATAGATACAGTATCCTTTGGATTTTCGTCAGTGTAGAGTCTTCTTCCACTACCTTTTGGTTTTTTACCTGTACCAACTTTTGGATCTTTTTTAAAAGACACCTTTAAATTCAAACCCTCTAGTAGCTGCTCCAGATCTTCTTATTAAACCACCTCTTGCTTTTGCAAAAGTTTTTACATTGGTAGGTTTACCACCAACACCCTGAGCTTTACTTCTTTTTCTTTTTACTGCAGATTTTCTTTGTGACTCAGTCATTCTGTTTGCTTTTGCTAAAGGCACACATTTTGGATATTTTCTTTTTGCATCAGCTTTTTGTTTAGAGCGACCACATTTTTTAAAGCCACCACCTTTTTTCTTTGAGCCAATATCTACCCATTTTTGAGCAAACCATTTTTTTAAACCACTAGCCATTAGCTATATTGTGTTTGTTTTCTTTTGCCTTCCATAACAGCGCCACAAGCTCTCGCAATACCACCTTTGTTCATGGCAGAAACTTTTTTTCTTTTTTGTGAAACAGAATTAAAATCTATCACGCCTCCCATAGCTTTTGGCTTTGGACCTCTAAAATCTTTTCTTTTAACACCGCTAGGATCTTTAATTTTACCAGCACAAACTTTAGATGCATATGCATTTGCATATGCGCTTGGATAAACTTTAAATTTTCTTTTTGCTGCTGCTTTACCTCTAGGACATAATTTTGTCATGGCTTCCTCGCTGTTTGTCTTGCTCTTTTAAAATTTGCTGCGGTAGGAGCACCTTTTGCTCCCTTTTTACGCATTTTTTCACCACGCTTTCTTTTAGCATGAATGTTTGCATATAATCCTTTTCTCATCCTTGCCCTCTATATTTAACGTATTGACGTCGTTTGTTTTTGTTCTTCGGCCTACTGCGTGGAGAACGCCCTATACTAGTTCTTTTTTTGACTGGTGTAAAGTATTCGTTAGTAGGTGTTTTAGCCATACTACATTTGTGATAAAGGATTCTCCAATGCGAGTTTTATCCTTTTCTCTACCTTTTCTTCTAGCTCAGTCATGGCTGATTCCAACTTATCCGTTAATCGTGCCATGTCATCCTGAATGTCCTTCGTGGTATCTCTTAACTCCTGGTTGGTTTCTCTCGAATCTTCTTTAACTAGTTGCTCAACATCATTTACTATTTTTTCTACACGTCTTACGTCTTGTCGTAGGTCATTTTTAAGTTCATTTGCAACATCAGACACTAGTCTAATTTCAGACATAATCATCTCCATTTCTTGAATAATCATGTTTACCTCTGTCTGTATTAGGTCAGTCTTGCTGTCCATCTCTTTTTTTGTAAGAGCTATTTCTTTATCAAAACCAGATAAATCTGGCGCAACGTATTCTTGTATCTGTTCTTTCATTGTTAAGTAATCTTTGTAAAATTCAAAACCACCCCACAAAGCACCAGCAGCTGTAGTTAAAGCTGTGAGTATGACAAATATTTTGCCACCTTTAAATTTTATACCACCAGGTAATTCTACTTCTGCCATTGTAACTC